CGCGCCGCTCAGGCTCGCGCGGATCAGGTTCACACCTTCCCATAAAACTTTGCCAGTATCTAATTGAATGATCTTCATGGCTCTAGTCCTCCAGGGTGCGGCGCATTGCATGGTGGCGCCGGATTGCAGATGCACGCTCAGCTTCGGCCGCCGCTTGGCTTTCGCGCAAACCATTGGCTTTCAATGTCTCGCGGCGCCAAGCGTAATAAGCGGCCGAATAGCGGTGCGGCGTCTTTCCATATTTTTGATATGGGCTTGCCGCTTTGCGTTGCGTTCTCATGTCCGCGCCCTCACATTAGCGCCGGGCAAACATGCGCGCGAAAATCGCTCTTTATCAAAACGATCATTGTCGCGGGCCAGTGTAGAAGCGATTGCAAGCCGCGCCCATTCTCTCCCATTCTTATCAGGGATAGACTGGATTGCAAGCGCAAGCGCCTCGTAATGTCTCTTGCTGAATTTAGGCATGGTTTTAGCTCCAGGTTAAAGACTGGCGCGGTGTTGCTCCAGTTTCAGGTCGGCAAGCTTGAAAGCCACGCGACACGTCCCCCAAGCATTGCCCATTGCCGACATACAATCAATGCTTGGTGGAATTGGTGAACCATAGGCCAGATGGATTGCGCGCAAAGCGGCGCCATAGGTCTTGATGGCTTTCGCCACCTCGCGGCGGTAGATGTACGTTACTTCGCTGTTCGTCATGGCTCAATAAGCTTCCGCTTCCTCCCGCGTCAAAAAGAAGTGGATACCATGCGAACATTCAACGCGGGGATCAGGGTCATAGCTATCAGGACGCACAATCTTGCCTTGGCGATATTCCGTTGCACCATCATGCTGTGATATGCCTATCTCAGCGCCGATAACTTCCAAAACCTTCACATACTCCGCGCGGCATTTGCGGCCGACAATAGAGGCGGTACGCTTTGCCTTAGCAGGGATTTGAACTTTGGCGATAATTCCACCTTCTAATTTTTTCCAGCAAATCAAGGCACCCTCTTGTGGGATTTGATAAGCTAAACCCTGCGCGCCGCTCAGGTTCGCGCGGGTCAGGTTCGCGCCGCTCAGGCTCGCGTAGGTCAGGTTCGCGCCGCTCAGGCTCGCGCGGGTCAGGTCCGCGTAGGTCAGGTTCGCGTAGGTCAGGTTCGCGTCGGTCAGGTTCGCGCGGGTCAGGTTCGCGCCGCTCAGGTCCGCGCCGCTCAGGTTCGCGCCGCTCAGGCTCGCGCCGCTCAGGTTCGCGTAGGTCAGGCTCGCGCCGCTCAGGTCCGCGCCGTACAGGCTCGCGCCGCTCAGGCTCGCGCGGGTCAGGTCCGCGTAGGTCAGGTTCGCGCGGGTCAGGTTCGCGCCGCTCAGGTCCGCGCCGTACAGGTTCGCGCCGCTCAGGCTCGCGTAGGTCAGGTCCGCGCCGTACAGGTTCGCGTCGGTCAGGTTCGCGTGGGTCAGGTCCGCGCCGTACAGGTTCGCGCCGCTCAGGCTCGCGCGGGTCAGGTTCGCGCGGGTCAGGCTCGCGCGGGTCAGGTCCGCGTAGGTCAGGTCCGCGCAGGTCAGGTCCGCGCAGGTCAGGTTCGCGCCGCTCAGGCTCGCGCGGGTCAGGTCCGCGCCGCTCAGGTCCGCGCGGGTCAGGTTCGCGCGGGTCAGGCTCGCGTAGGTCAGGCTCGCGCGGGTCAGGCTCGCGCCGCTCAGGCTCGCGCGGATCAGGTTCACACCTTCCCATAAAACTTTGCCAGTATCTAATTGAATGATCTTCATGGCTCTAGTCCTCCAGGGTGCGGCGCATTGCATGGTGGCGCCGGATGGGCAATAGCTGCAAACTAGATTGTCTTAGACCATTCCTCGAAAGCACTCTCGACGGACCCTTTAGGCCAACCGCGATTATGTCGGCCCGGTGCCAGTATGGTGTGAGGTGTGGGCTTTTCAGATAGCTTGCCCATGAGATCGCGGCATCCCTCGATTGTCAGCACGTCCACGTTGGTGTGAGCAAGTTCAAGCTCGGCTTGCTTCAGCAGGTTCCACGCCTTGTCGAGTTCGCCGTCACCATAGGCGACTAGACCGCGCTTGATCCATTCCGCCGCATTGGCCTTGGCGCGCTTTGTTTGATCCGCAAGCTCGCGTTCGCGCACTGCATCACTCTCGCGCCGATGCATATCAGACATTAGTGGGCTATTGTGCATTGTAGTTGCTCCGCTCGGCATGATTGCCGCTTCTAGGCCAGAATACCCTTCAACGGATTGCGTTGCAAGGGGACTGGCCTAGAGACTGCAATCAGCGATATTCGTTTTCAATCACAAATCCGTCGAACACATCGAATGCTCGATCAATCAAATTGTCAAGGTCATCCCCGACAATACACCAAGGCCCATTGCTGCCATCGCGTGTTGGCAATTCACTATCTTCATAACTTTCCGCGACCATATAGGCCCCTTTGAAATCGGTATTGAGTTGGGGATTACGTTTGCCTACTTCATAACCATAGGCCAATAGGCAAAGACGCTTGATCTCCCGCACGTCGGCCGCAACACTGTTTAGGAGTGGCCCGAGAGCTTGCAAGTCTGGATCATCCCATACACCATTGCGCCGCGCCTCGATTGCTCGGTGGGCTTGATTTAAGGTGGGCTTCATTGTGTCTCTACCTTCCAGCTAGACCGGCTTGATTGCCGACACTGACAAGCCCACATTCGCGCGGGCTTGTCAAGCCCTCAACGGGATTGTCGAGGGCCTGCAACCAATTTATTTTTGTGGAGTGTATTGATCCGCGCCGGGCGTATCATTGGCGACATGGACCTGGAAGCCTCGCGCGGTCAAGAAGTCCTCGACTTCGTGCGCCGCTGCCATCCGATAGAATACGCGCAACACGGTGACATTGGTGCTTGGATGGGTCGCCACTAGAATGAAGCGGGTCTGTGCCATTTACTATCCCTCCATCTGGCCGCATGTATGTGTATGCTTCTTGCGTGTCGGGAGCCGCCGGCGGCCCTGGGCGAATGCCCTCTTGGGCTCGCCCGGCGCGGCTTACCCTCGCGCAATAGCATACATAGCATACAAGCGCATAGATTGTCAACTAGGTTGTAATCACAATTTTGTTACTGGCATTTAATCCTATTGCCTCAAATCCACCGAATAGGACAATGATCCGGCCGCCGAGCCTGCCCATGCGCGATAGTTGCAGTCGCAACAGTTTCACTTGTAACTATCGCGCACCATAGGATCGGGGTCCCAAAAGACCGGGGTGTACCACCGCCACCCCCGCGGTCCCGGTCGCCGCGAGCCAATCGGGCCGAAGTAGCTTTTTCGGAGCCAATTTTTCAGTCCTAAATCTCGGCGAGATTAAAATCGATTGACATTTGGCTAGTATAGGACTAGGATGCGTAGGATTTTAATCCATCCAGAGGAGGGCCGATGGGCACTGATTTGCAAGTCATTGATATTACAGACGAAAATTGTGGACCCGCGATGAAGGCTCTTACTCCTTTGCAGCGCCGGTTCGTCCTCGCCATCAAGGAAGTCGGCAGCGGCCGATGGCTTCGAGCGGCAAAGATCGCCGGCTACCAGGGAGACGATCACGTTCTCTCCGTCACTGGCTCCAATCTCGGGCACAATCCGAAGATCACCGCGGCACTCGTGGAGATCGGCGGCTACACGATGCAGTCAATTGCGAACGAAGCCACTGCCGCAGTGCTCAGCGTGCTCGAAGCGCCGATGCAGAACAAGGGAGCGCTCAAGTTGAAAGCAGCCTTAGCAGTGCTCGACCGCATCGGCCTGGGAATAAAGACGGAGCACACCGTCAACATCAACAAGACCGAGACGAGCACGGAGAAGATGATCTTAGAGGTGCGGGCACAGCTTGCAAAAAATCCCAACCTGATCCATGAATTGCCTTTGCCGATCCAGAAGCTACTCGCGGATCAAACAAAGAAAGAAGCTGCTATCGATGCGGAGTTCACTGAAGTCACTACAGACCCAGACGCAAATTTGTTAGGAGGGTAAAATGAAAAACGCACCTATGCCTACCAACACTGTTGCCCCTTTCAAAGGCAAGAAGAAAACCGGGTGGAGTAGGTGGACTTCACCAACCACTCTTCTCAATAATCGACTTTTAGTTGTTGAATATGCTGAAGCTTGGAAGAAACAGCTTCTGGAGAGCAGGACCTTCAAGAGAGCATATGAGGCTGGTAAGGTGGAAGCAGTTCAGCATATGTATGTCTTGGATAGCGTGATCTGTTTCTATGGGAAGCCCCTTTGATGGAATTCAAAAAGCCTGATCAACCTACCGCGGCGGAACTGCGCGAGGTTCTCTCGTTCCTGAAGAGCATGGACACGCACAAGCGTTTCAACAAGATGCTCTACTTCGAGCCGGAAGCCAAGCAAAGGAAATTCTTCGATCTGGGAGCCGAAGCTTTGGAGCGTGGCATCCTGGCCGGAAACCGGACAGGGAAATCTGAAGGCGCCGCCTACGAGGTTGCGGTGCATATGACCGGCGACTACCCAGATGATTGGAAGGGTGCTCGCTTCGATCATCCGGTCAAGGGATGGGTAGCCGGGCTGACGGCGCAGAAGAACCGCGAAGTCGGTCAAACAAAACTCTGCGGGCAATTTGGTGTAGCAGAAGCCTTCGGCACTGGCTTCATTCCCAAGGATCGGTTTGCGACGAAGCCTTCGCTCGCGGCCGGGGTGCGGGACACCTACGACACCATTCAGGTCATTCACAAGACCGATGGCGTCGAGGATGGGATCAGCATCGCTTCCTTCAAATCATACGATCAGGGGCGGGAGAAATTCCAGGGTGAAGCTCTCGACTTCTGTTGGTGTGACGAAGAACCCGATATGGACATCTATTCCGAGTGCATGACGCGCTTGGAAGGCATCGGCCAGATGATGCTCACCTTCACAGCGCTCAATGGCCTCACTGATGTCTATAAGCGTTTCCGCGATACTCCGACCCCGCAGCGCCAATATGTCACCATCAGCCTCGATGAAGTTACTCACTTCACCGAGAAGCAGAAGGCGACGATGCTGGAGCAGTATCCAAAGCACGAGCGCAACACGCGCCGCTATGGTCTCCCAATGTCGGGATCGGGGCGGGTTTTCACCATCGATGAGGAAGTGATCAAGGAACCAACAATCCCCTTCGGTGACATTCCAGGGCATTGGGCCTTCATCTGGGGGATCGACTTCGGTATCAGCAAGAACCATGCGTTTGGCGCCGTGCTGCTCGGGCTCGACCGGGAAGCCGACATCGTTCACATCCTGCATGCGATCAAGCTCGCGGATCAGCAACCGATCCATCACTCGACGGCGATCTTGAATATCGCTTCGGAGGTGCCGGTTGCGTGGCCGCAGGATGGGACGCAGCGCGTGGCCGGCGATACCGCGGTCGGTAAACATCTGCATGCAATCTATCGCGGCTTCAATCTGAAAATGTTGCCGATGCACGCGCAGTGGGCAGAGGGAGGGGTCTCGACCGAAGCCGCGGTCAAGGATATGGATCAGCGCATCTCCACCGGGCGCCTGAAGGTCTCTGCCCATCTGGCCCAATGGTTTGAGGAGTATCGTCAGTATCACCGTGAGGCGAAGCCGCCGCATGGCATCGCGCATGTGGATGATGATTTGATGGGTGCCACGCAGAAGGGTTTGATGATGCTGCGCTATGCACGAAGCGCTCCGCTCGGCAACAAATTGCACAAGCGAATTCAGCGTTCAAGCAAGGGTGAGAAGCCGGATTTTGAAGGGGGATGTATCGGGGTTGACTTTGATATGTTCTAGGTCTATATTCCCAAGCTGTCGCGTTGATCGCCAATATCCCTCCAGTGAGGCGTCCCCATGAAAGGGAAGGATGATGAAGGGCCAACCCAACGCGGCTGAATTTTAGGAGGAGCGGATGGCAACAGCAGTCAAAACCGAGACAGGGTGGGATCATGCGGAACGGCATAAGCCTGAACCCAATCCGAAGTTTTCATCTGAAACTCCTGCACCCGCTCCGGCTCCTGTACCCGCTCCGGTTCCTGTACCCGCTCCGGTTCCTGTACCCGCTCCGGTTCCTGCGCCCACTCCGGTTCCTGCTCCGGCCCCTGTAGCTAAACCAACTCTGGCGCAGCGGATCAAGGCAGCGCTCGAACGAGGTGAAGAGGCGGCTGAGAAAGAACTCGAAAACATTTTGGAGGGTAAATAATGTTCACGACCTTCGCCAGCGTAGTCGCATTCGTCGCCGGCTTCGTAGTCCGGCATTTCATTCCGGTTGCAGTAGCGGCACTCAAAGCACACTCCGCGACGAAAGCGGTCGCGGCTGCGAAGGCGCTCGTCGCCAAGGCAGAAGCCGACGCTGCTGCTCTCGAAGCTGCGAAGAAAGTTGTGGCTGCACAGCCGGTGCCTGTGGTGTCCAAAAGTGCATGATTGGATCGCCAATCGATTGACGCGCGATGCGCGCTTCATCCATCGTATGTGGAGCATGCGGATCGCGCTTCTAGGGGCAATTATCTCTGGGCTCTATTGCGCGCTGCCGGCTTTCCAGAACCATTTTTCTCCTGCTCACTTCGCCTTGCTCTGTATCGGCTTCTCTCTGGCAGTTTTCTTTTGCTCCCTGGTCAAGCAGAAGGATGTTCCTGAATGAGCACAGTTGTCGATCACGTCTCGAACAATCGCGGCAAATACGCCGGCATGTCGGCGGCTTTGGCGACGGCAGCAGTCTTGTTCATTTCACCTTGGGAGGGATACTTCAGTCACCCCTATCGGGATAGCGTCGGGGTCGAGACAATCTGCTATGGGCAGACGGCCGCGGATCATGCGGACTTCAGCAAGACCTACACCAAGGCGCAATGCCTGCAAATGCTGAAGACCGATCTGCCGAAGTATGATGCTCCGCTTCAGCGCTGCATCAAGCCGGAAGTCTTCAATTCATTGCCGATCCCGCGGCATGTCGCGCTCATCAGTCTCTCTTATAACATCGGCGGCGCTGCAGTCTGCAAGTCGCGGATCGTAGTTGATCTCAATGCCGGTCGAGTGCAAGCCGCCTGCAATGACTTTCTTGCCTACAACCATGCTGGTGGTCGAGTTCTGAAAGGTCTTTCTAACCGTCGAGCCGCTGAACGTAAACTCTGTCTGGAGGAGAAGTAATCATGCGCTATGATGATGGCTTTGAATACGACACTCGTGATCCGTGGTATGCTCCGGTCCTGATCATCTTGGCGGTGGTCGCGGCGTTTATTGCGCTGGTCTGGGTTTTCAATTCGGTAGCAGAAGGCGCAGAGGACACTTACATTGTCCGTATTGTTGGGACGATCAAAGATCAACCTGTGGTTATCTGGGAATTTCGGCCGAATGACCAAGCCAACGAATTCAAGACAAAAGAGGATTGCGAGGTTCTCTTGAATAGCCCTGAGTTCGTCCGGTCAGTCGCGGTGCCGGGGATGTGGGCCATGCACGCGCAGTATGGCTCCCAGGTCGAAGTGCAGCAACCGGAATGTATTGCTTCTTCGGAAGAGGCAAAGCAGATCGAGCAGTTGAAGGAGAAGCATCGGCTGGAGAAAGGCGACGAACTGTGACGGCGCTTTATCTTTGGTCTCTTGGGTTAGGCTCGTTTATTACGCATCTTGGGGTCGCTACGGGATTGATCCTCTTGTGCGGAGTTGGGATTTGGCTTATACCTTCGCTGAAGGCGAAAGTGATTTTGGCATTCCTAGCGGCAACCATCTTAGCAACGATGGTTGCCTATATCGTGGGAGCAAAGAATGAAGCACATCGCAATGCTCTACAACAGGCTCAACTCCGACAGCGCGTGGACACCGTTGTTCATAACGCTCATCATCCTAAGCGTAGCCGCTGGCACCCTAACGGGGTGCGCGACCCCTGGGACCAAGATTGGAAGGATTGAACCTGTGTGCGATGCACTTGTTGGTCCAATCCGATATTCGTCGCAGAACCCGAAGAGCCCGCGATATGCTGCCAACCATCTGGCTCCTGATCTTGCGGTACGAAATCGGGTAGGGCAGGGCTTGGGGTGCCCGCAGTATAGGAGATAAGTATGGCGTCAATGAATTCAGGAGGCTACGGATTGACTGGAGTGGCTTCGACCGATCTCGGGCTTGGTGGGATGGGCGACCAACTCAATGAGCAACTTCAGGCAGAACTGAAGAAGCGGAAACAGAAGGCCGCACAAGCGCTGACCAATCCACAGGCGGGATCGGCCGCGGCGATGCTTGGATTAGGACAGTAACATGGTTGACGCTGTAGTGTTGAAAATGGTGTCTGACACTGCAACGTCAGTCCAAGACGAACGTACCAAAAAGATACTCACCGAGAGCTTGGCGGATTGGCGACAGGCACAGACTTGGCGCTCGACGCATGCCGGCATGTGGGAAGAGATCGCGCAAATTCTCGACACCAATGCGAAGAACACTTTCTATCCCGGCAATTACAACTATCCCGGCCAGAAGAAGCAAGAGCGGCAAATTGACAGCAATGGTCAACTTGCACTCGATAAGTTCAAGGCGATTTTGGATAGCCTGCTGACGCCTCGCAATATGTTCTGGCATGGGCTGGAGGCTGACAACAAGTATCTGATGAAGAAGCGGCGCGTGAAGCTCTGGTATGAGAATGCCACGCATGCACTCTTCAAGCATCGCTATGCCGACACGGCCAACTTCGCCAGTCAGAACCAGATGGTCTATCACAACCTCGGCTGCTATGGCACCGGAGGAATGTTCATCGATGCCCTCGATAGCCACATTGGCATCCGTGGGCTCCGGTATAAGGCGCCCCCGCTCGGAGAGATTTTCATCAAGGAAAATCACCAGGGCGTAGTCGATAGTTACATCCGTTACTTTCGCTTGACCGGCGAACAGGCGATGACGAAGTTCAAGGGCAAAGTCCCTGAGCCTTTGAAGGCGGCTGCGGAGCAGCACAGTCAAACTCTCTTCGAGTTTATTCAGCGTGTCGGGCCTCGGCTCGATTACGATCCTCGCCGCATCGATGCGATGGGGAAGCCTTGGTTCTCCTATTACATCTTCCTGCTCGGGCCTTATCTGCTCGAAGAGGGGGGCTACAATACTTTCCCGATGCCAGTGTCGCGCTACATTCAGGCGCCGAATGAAGTCTATGGGCGCGGTCCCGCGTGCATGGTGCTACCGACGCTGAAGACCATCAATGCACAGAAGACAACCTTCTTGAAGCAGGGACACCGCGCGGCCGATCCGATCCTCTTGACTGCGGACGATGGGCTCGGGGATTTCAATCTGCGGCCGGGCTCAATGAATAAAGGCTATATGTCGCTCGATGGGAAGCCGCTCGTCGGTGTTCTCCCCTCTGGCCAGATCGCCATCAACGAGAAGATGATGGATATGGAGAAGGGCATCATCTGGGATGCCTTCCTTGTCCAGCTTTTCCAGATCATGCAAGAGACGCCGCAGATGACGGCGACGGAGGTGATTGAGCGCACCAACGAGAAAGGCATCCTTCTGGCCCCGACAGTCGGCCGCCAGACTTCCGAGTATCTTGGCCCTATGATTGCCCGTGAATATGATCTCTTGATGCAGCTTGGGCTATTGGAGCAGATGCCGCCTGAGATGATCGAAGCACAGGGCCACTTCCGGCATCATGTTGTCTATACAGGTCCGATCTCGCGTGCTATGCGGGCACAGGAAGCTGCTGGCTTCATCCGCACGGTTGAGAGTGTGAAGGAGTTGGTCAATATCACCGGCGATGCTTCATTGCTTGATCCGTTCGATTTCGATACTGCGATCCCGGCGATTGCCGAGATACAAGGTGTCGTGCCGAGTTGGATGGCTACGGCGGATATGATCACTGCAAAGCGGAAGAACCGCGCGCAGGCGCAGGCGCAGGATCAGCAGATCAAGGCGCTGCCGGCGCAGGCGGCGATGCTCAAGGCCCAGGCAGTCGTGAAGAAGAATGAGCCCGGCATTCCGCCTGAAGGGCAGCAAGGTCCTCCTGGAATGATGGGTCCACCGCAGGGCGCTAGGACGATGAACATGGGGGTTGGATGATGGGAAGCATAGGCACGATCCGCACGCGGGCTGGAGCGCATATCGCAGAAGTGGCTATGAAGGCTTCCGTTACGGTCCAGGAAGTCATTGACAACACTCTTGTCTTTCTGCGGGATCGCAGCACCGCTTATCGTCGGACCTTCGATAGATCGAAGCTCGATGCACGAGTGGTGATGAAAGACCTTCTTACGTTCTCGAAGTGGGGTGATACCAGCTTCGTAGAGAATGATCGATTAGCTGAGAGATTGCGTGGCCGACAGGATGTTGTGTTGCGTATCCTTCAGCACCAAGTCATGACGCCCCGGCAACTGATGGCACTCCTGAATAGTTCGCCGGTTCCTATTCTTGATCAGGAGGACAGTGAGGACGAAAATGGCTGAAGGCGATAACAACGACGCTGCCGCTGCGGCTGCTGCCGCGGCTGCTGCTGCCGCTGCCGCCAGCAAAGGAAATGCTGGAGGTGATCCCTGGTTCAAAGGCGCCGACGAGGCGACCCTTGGACATCTACAAGCGCATGGTTGGGACAAGAAGACGCCGGCTGAAGCAGCTATCGAAGCTGCCAAGTCGCATTTCAACTTGCAGAAGTTGCAAGGTGTCCCGGCCGAGAAACTTGCTCGCATTCCTGATCCAACCGACGCTGCTGGCTGGCAGGCATTCTATGCCAAGCTTGGGGTGCCGGCCGACAAGAAGGCTTATGACTTCAAGGCAATCAAGTTCGCCAACGGAGATGAACTCGATGCTGGTCTCCAAGAATGGCTCCAGGATCGTGCAGCTTCACTTCATCTGCGTCCTGCAGATGCTCTGCAACTTGCACAGGATATGGTGAAGCGGATGGATGGTGATGACGCGCAGGAAGCTGCCGCCAGCACCACCAAACTCTCTGCTGAGAAGGCCGATCTGGAAAAGGATTGGGGCGGCCCTCCGGGAACACCCAAGTTCGACGCGAATATGTGGGTCGCCCGGCAGACTGCGATGAAGCTCGGCATCGATCCGGCCGCGGTTGCGGCATTGGAGAAGATGGATGGCGTCGGCTATGCCAAGGTCATGCAGATGTTTCGCAAGATCGGGGCTGCGACCGGCGAAGCGGAGTTCATCACCGGCAGTGGGGATAAGCCAAACACTGCCTACATGACCCGCACGGAAGCCATTGCTCGCAAAGGAGCGCTCATGGCAGATGCGGCCTGGGTTGCTCGCTACACCTTGGGCGATGCTGTTGCGCTCCAGGAGATGACCAACCTTCTGGCCATTGAAGTGGGAGCACGCAAATGATCAAACCGACAGTCGGCCGAAAGGTCTGGTTCTATCCGAACCAGCAAGAAGATCGGGGCTTCCGTTTGGATGAGCATCAACCGTGCGATGCGACTATCGTGTATGTCCACGATGAGCGCACCGTGAATGCGGTTGTTCTTTCACATGAGAGCGTCCAGTGTCCTATGTTCAAGATCAAGCTCCTCCAGGACGATGATCCTATTCCTCCGCGGACGGAACGCTATTTGACTTGGATGCCTTATCAGATCGGGCAGGCAGCGAAGCATGAGAAAGACCCGGATGGGCTAGGAGAGTGAAATGCCGAGTTCTGCGGTGCTCCACAAATGGAAGACTGGTCGCTTACGCTCCGGGAATGGAGACAAAGTGACCAATCAGAAACAGGCCGTGGCGATCATGTTGAGTGAAAAGCGCAAGGAAGATGCTCATGGGGGCCACTATCCAGAGCATCGAATGAAGCGCAAAGTTTCCTCTTGACATGGGTTTCTAGTCCTATTATCTTATCCCCAAGCTCTCCATAACCATCTGGCGGATAGAGCTTCGTCCCGGCCCCCTTCACTGGATAAGGCCACCAGCAAATTTTGCGGTTTCGGCCTTACTCAGAGGAGTGTGAGATGGCGGCTTATGACGAGGGCTTGGTTCCTCTCTTTACGGTCCAGTACGCGACGAACCTTGATCTGCTCTTGCAGCAAAAGGGTTCTCTGTTGCGCTCGACCGTCGATACGGGTTTTCATGTCGGCAAGATGGCGTCTCCGGTCAACCAAGTTGGCCCGATTGTCGCCAAGCAGCCGGCGCAGCGCTTTGCGCCCAAGAACAACACTCAGGCGAACTACGTTCGTCGGTGGGTCTTCCCGCAGACTTCGGACATCAACCAGTTGGTTGACAGCTTCGATGAACTGCAGACCTTGGTTGATCCGAAGGCGGGCCTCACTACGGCCGCGGCCTACGCGATGGGCCGCGCTTGGGATGACTGCATTCTCGCGGCTACGACTGGGACGGCTTTCACCGGCAACGACGCCGGCAACCTGAGTCCCGAGACGTTCAATACCACGAACTTCCAGATCGCGGTGAACGACAACGCCTCGGGCAATACGGGCTTGACGGTCTCGAAGCTTATGCACATGAAGCAGATTTTCCGTCACTATCACAACGATCTCGATAGCGACAGCATCACCTTCATCGGTGGTTCACAGCAAGAGACTGATCTCCAGAAGCAGCAACAGGTCGTGTCGGGTGACTACAACGACGCGAAGCCGCTTGTCTCTGGCAAGATCGACCGTTTCATGGGCATCAATTTCAAATGGATGGAGCGAGTTCCGCAGACGACTGCGGGCTCAGTTCGCGGCTGTATCGCTTACGTCAAGTCGGGCATGTATCTCGGCATGTGGAAGGATTTGACGAACCGCATCAGCCAGCGCAACGATCTGTCGGGTGAGCCTTGGCAGATTTACACTCAGGCGATGTACGGGGCGACCCGCACGCAGCTTGGCAAAGTGCTCCAAGTTCTCTGCGCCGATACGACCGGCGCCGACATCAACCCGTAATCGAGGGAGATTGAGATGACCAATTATACTCAGGCAGGTTCAGGCATCAACACCACGATCCTTGATGCTGTCCCGGCGACCGGCTACGCTGGTCAGCCCCTTACGCAGCTTTCGGCTGGCGAAGGTGGCCCCGCTCAACTGAAGTCGGTTGAGGATCAGGTTGCTATCGCTCGAACGGGTGCTGGTACTGCGGGCAATAGCTGGCGCCTCTGTCGCTTCCCGGCGAATGCCAAAGTCAAGAGTGTGGAACTTTTCACTGACTTGTCTCTGGTCGATAGTGGCACCTCCAGCACGGCTCTTACGTTTGGTGTTGGCGTTGTCTTTTCGGACAGCACAATCGATGGGACGCCGGTTGCCTATCAGAACCAGTGGCCGATCCTTCCGACGACACCGGGCACTGGATCGACTGCGGGTACGCTCGCGGCCGGTTGGCCGGGCGGCACAGCGGCCGGCAACTACATCTTCGGCTCCATCGTGGCGAACACCACGACCGGCGCATGGCCTTCGACCGGCGCTGCTCCGCTTAACGTCACTTTCGGAGCGGTGTTGGCGGCGACCTATTCCGGTCTGACGCCGATCTTGCTCACGCAGACCCCGCTGGTCGAATTGTTCAACTTCCTCGACGGCCGCGGACAGGCAATCGAGAACATGGGCTACTTCGATCTGCTTGTGGTTTGCACGCACGCCTATGATGCGGAGCCGTCTGCCGGTTACAATCTGTACGGCAAGGTTTCCTATACGGACGTGTAACCGATGGCCCGGCGCCTGATCTCAATTACCTTGGGCGGCACAGTTGTCGAAGGGACAACGCTCGCCGCCCAAGGCACCGCTATCCAGGCGTTGATCACCACGGCGCTCGGGAACGCTGGTGGCTCCTATGACAGCACGACCGACATCACGGCGATCAAGACTGCGGTGACGGCGGCTACAGGCGCCTGGGGTGGCGACATCGTTTTCGATTTCGATACAACGAAACTCACGGCGATTACGCAGTTGACTGATCTCTTGCATCGGTTGCGGGATTGGCTCGGCCAGATCGGCCTGAAGTAAGGAGACGGCTATGGCGAATGCTCCTACCTGGATTGGCGTCAATCATGATCCCGCGGGCGGCGGGAATGACAGCAACGACTATACGATCCAGACTGGCTCTGCGCCCGCCACGGATTTCTTCTTCTACTATGCGGCTGTGGATGGCAACAGCAATCCGATCCTGCGTATCGATGCGATTATCGCGCTGAAGAACATCTTGCGGGTTCTCGAAAGCAATGATGTCTTCACGACTGAGATGGTGGGATAAGCCGTGAACGTCACCGAAATCCAACCCCAATCACGGACGGCTCAAGGGGGCTTAGTCAACGCCTTCCATTTGAGCGGTTCCAATTCGGCGGTGTTTCCGCTTCTCGGAGGCTACTACTGTTTTTCGGCTGTGGCAACTTGGTCGAGTGGGACTGTGACGGTTCAGATGGTGGGGCCAGATGGGACAACGCTCATCAATACGGCGCTGACGTTGAGCGCGAACGGGCAGATCAATGGCCCCCTACCCGCGGGCTCATATCAGATCACGGTCGCTACTGCTACAGCGGTCTATGCTTCCTTGCAGAGTATCCCGATTTAAGGAGGGCAGATGGGCGGCTACTATGCGGTGATGTTTCCTGATCCTGATGGAACAGGATCGAGTTCTGATCCGGTTTTCAACCGGCATTACATCGAGGCGAATGCCGGGTCTTACGCCACGACAGGAGATGCAGGACTTCTTGCCGCTGCGGCTAACTTGATTTTGGCGACGGCATCTTACGCGACGACCGGAACAGCAGCTACTCTCGCGCACACATAAAGGAGTGACCGATGGCGTCTTACAACAAGTTCAACATCTTCGTCCAAGCGGTCACGAACAAAGGGATCGATTGCACGAACGATACCTTCAAGGTCGGCTTGACCAATACGTTGCCGACTGCGACGATTGTGACGTATTCGGCTGTGAACCTCACGGAACTTTCGACTGCGGGTGGCTACACGCAGGGCGGCGCAACGGCTACTGTCTCCTCGAATGGGCAGACGAGCGGCACCGATACTTTCGTGCTCACGAACGTCACCTGGACAGCTACGAGCGCTGGCATTGGCCCCTTCCAGTATGTCTTCCTGTACGACAGCACTCCTTCCACGAACAACATGATCGCGTGGTGGAATTATGGTTCCGCGCTCACTCTCTCCAATGGCAGCACATTCACTGTGCAATTCAACGGTGGCGCCACTACGGGGACCGTCTTTACGATGACATGAGGCTGAGATGACCAGCCCCACTGCTCTCTATGATCTGATCCATTTTACGACTGCAACTACCGGCACCGGCACCCTCACTGTCGGGTCGGCGGTTGCTCCGTTTATGACGCCGGCCTCTTATGGGTCGCCATTCAATTCCGGCACAACGGCTGTCTGGTATTCAATCATAGACGTTGCAGGCGGGAACTCGGAAACTGGCGCTGGAACGTACACCGCTTCTGGAACGACGCTTTCTAGGACCCCGATTATCTCTACCAACTCTAATAGCGCAATAAGTCTATCTGGATCGGCACGGGTTTGTTTCACAGCCCTTGCTTCTTCTCTCGTTATCCAAGGGGGCGCGCTTGGCACTCCGTTATCTGGTACGCTGACAAATTGTACGCTTCCAGCAAGCGCATTGACTGGCACCACGCTCGCCTCTGGCGTCACGGCGTCGTCGCTGACCAGCGTGGGGACGTTGACCGGGTTGACAGTTAGTGGAGTAACCTCCATCACCGGGGCCACTTCGTCGGAACTTGCAGCAAACTTGATAGCGACACACAGCGACAATTATGGCATCGCCAACATCTACAACAACGCCGGTAGCTACGTCAGCTACGGCATCCAGCCGAGTGGAGGGATTTATATTCGAGCAAGTGCTAACGTCGCCTCCGGCTCCGTGGCCTTCTCCGCCTCGCACAACACCGGAAACAACGGGCTGCTCCAAATATTGGGTAACGGCAACGCGACGTTCTATGGCGCTGTTACTGTGCCCGGAGGAACATCGCCTCTTCTAACCACTTCATCTGCTGTTACTTCTGGCGCGGGTTCCTCTGCCGGGACTTTATTAAACGCTCCCGCAGCCGGTAATCCAACCAAATGGATACCGTTTAATGATAATGGAATTACGAGATATATTCCTGCTTGGTAAATGGAGGAGCAAATGAAATACAAGATCGAATTGACTATCGAAGAAATTGGCTATGTCAACCAAGTGTTGATCGAACGGCCTTTTAAGGAAGTAGTTGTGCTTCTTAATAATCTCAATCAACAAGTCCAGGCTCAGAATAAGCAAGAAGAAGCTCTAAAGGAATAATCATGTGGTCAGGAGCATTAGGACAATTCGCCCTTGGGCAAGAGTTTGTGCCCTCATTTTCTATTACAGGAACAACGGGGTCTTATAGTTCGACTGGAGATGCAATCACTCCGACTTTCACTTTTCTCTCATCCACGGGCACCTATGCCTTTACCGGAAAACTCATCGATGGGTTGATAACCCTGTTGGCTTCGGCCGGGTCTTATGCTTTGACTGGTATCTCTGTCTCATTAGTCCTCGTGATCCTCCTTGGCTTGGCTGCGGGCTCTTATGCCCTTACTGGGGATTTGATTGATGCACTTATCACTGTGATTGTGGCTGCGGGCTCTTATGCCATCACAGGGATATTAGTCACTTTCGTAATCGCGGGGCTCATCACGCTTGCAGCGGGCTCTTATGCACTGACTGGAGTAGCAGCAAGTCTTAAAATTGCTATTCAATTAGTCATCGGCGCCGGGGCATATGCATTGACTGGCGCTGCTGTAGTTTTGACAGGGGCATTCAACTTGATTATCGCGGCAGGCTCCTATGCCACTACGGGCATCGAGATGGTGCAGGATTACTTTGCTCGTGCTCCTCAACTGATCCGCAAAATTGCTCCACTACTGTATAAGTGAGGCGGTGATGTGGTCAGGCGCCCTCGGTCAATTCGCGCTCGGAGAGGAACAGACAAGCCTGTTCCAAATTAGGGCAACAGCAGGCTCTTATGCAGCAAGCGGGGCTGGAGCAGTTCTCTCTTTCTTCCTCAAAGCCGGGCAGCAATTTGTCCGCAATCTGGCTCCGACCTTAGATCGTATCCGGCAGACTGGTCCGGTACTTGGACAAGTTCGTCAATCTGGCCCAGGTTTAACGCATTTGGATGAATGACGATGGCTTCGCTTTATGATCTTGCGCGGATGACAACCGCCACTACCGGAACTGGCACGATTACCCTCGGGTCGGCGGTGAGCGGCTACTTGTCCTTCGCGGCTGCTGGAGTGCCAAATGGCGCCCTAGTCTCCTACGGCATCCTCGATGGAGCAAATTGTGAAGTCGGGCTTGGAACCTATACGACTTCGGGCACTACGCTTACACGCGGTCCAATCGTCTCGAACAACAGCAATGCTGCGATCAATCTCTCGGGGACTGCCCAAGTCATCATCTGCGCCCTGGCAAATGATTTTGCGGGCCTTCCTAGCATCGAAGCCTTTGGCGGCATAGGGGATGGCTCGACAGATAACACGACCGCGTTTACCAAGGCTATAGCTGCTGCGGTTCATGCCAATCAAATTGGGGTTCGCTTTGGCCCCGGAGTTTTTTATTTTGGCAGTAACCTTTCAGTTTCTCTTTCAACAGGACAATCATTATCTTTATTCGGCGCAGGCAAAGATACAACTCAATTAAGTTTTGCCTCGGGTAAAGGCGTGACCGTCTCTTTTGCGGACTTTACAAATTCTGTTCATGTTCGAGATATGTCTTATCTTACTGGAGGAACAAATTCTGCTGATGGAGTTCATATCGATTGGGGTGGAAGCGCGTATGGTAATTCTTCTCTTGCAGCGGCCTCAGATTTTTCGCATGTTTGTTTTAGAGGGGCAGATGGGTACGGAGTAACTGATTATTGGGCGAACGCTATCAATTGTATTAGCGTCTCTAATTTTACTTTTGATGATGTTTCTATTTATGGTTCAAGTTCAATTGCGGGCACAGGAATTTCTACGAGTGGAACCTCTGCTAACGTTCCAGTGCAATTCAATATCAAGTCTTGTACATTCCAAAATTTGAACATTGGATATTATATGGGCGGCTATACTCAGGGGGTGGCGATTTCTGCCGGGTGTAATTTTACAGCTTGCAACTATGGGGTAACTACGACATCTGCTTCTTCTACAGGGCTTGATCAACTCGCAGTTTCTACTTCACAATTTAATTGTGTAGTCTGCTGCATTTACGGTCAGGCTAATGTGGTGAACACACTTATCGCAAACAATGCTCTAGCTACCAACACAAACAACGGGCAATGCATAGCTCTTGCCGATGCGGGGCTATTCGCCATTATAGGGAACAACATCGGGGCTTCCCCCGATACCTTAACAGATACCTATGGGATCATCTGTACCTCTGGGGGTTCAGTTGGGGGAGTTATTGCTTCCAACATAATCGCGGGTTTCACGGTTTATGGGGTCTGGTTAGAGAGCGGCACATCGAACATCAAGGGGGCTAACGTCTATGCTTCTAATGGCACAAATGTTAAAGATGATGGCTCCAGCAATGCGGTGACATGATGCTCGGATTTGATGCACAGGGAAGACTTCCTCTCGGCGGTGCCCCCGCCACGAATATCATTGCGATCTTAGTCGCTGCGGTGGGGTCTTACGCTGCTACTGGTTCAACAACTATTGTAAAAGCGGTTCTTAAATTGAGTGCGGCTCTTGCGTCTTATGGCATCACCGGGAAACTTCTTAAAGCCGGGACTGCCTTGACTTTGGGAGTAGCTTCCTATACCTTGGTGGGAGTAGAGATGTTGCAGGATTACTTTTCCCCTCCGATCCCATTCATCCGTAATTTGATGGGAAAACTAGGCAAAGTTCGACAGCTTCCTCCAGTCTTGGATCAGTGATATGCCTTTCATCGACAGCCTGGACATCGCCAATCGCGCAGTGCAAATCCTCGGGGGCGAACAGATCAGTAGCCCGACTGAGGATAGCACGCGCCAAGTCGAGTTGACATTCGCCTATGACAAGCTGCGCCGGCCTGAACTTCGGCGCAACACTTGGCGCTTCTCGATCCGCAATTGCATCCTGCGCCCCATCCTGGCCTATCAACCAGCGTCGGCTACTACGCCGGCTCAGAACCCGGTCATGATCTTGCAGCCCCCGCAATGGAGCACGACTGAGACATATACGCCGGGTGCCATCGTCCAGGACCTCAACAGCATCTATTGGGTCTCGACCGCGGATGAGAACCTCAACAACATCCCTGGGGGTAACAATGAACTCTGGGAAGCCTACTATGGCCCCTTGACTGTTGAGCCTTTCACTTCGACTATAAGCTACTATGCGGGTGAACTTGTCTATGTGCAGGCACCGGGTGGTAGCGCTTCAGCGCCGCCGATGTATCAAATTTATATGTCATTGACGAACAACAATTCAGATACGCCGCAGACGGCAACAGCGTGGAATGCGACCACAACCTTCTATGATGGTCAGATTGTTTCCTACAGCGGGAGCTATTGGCAAAGCCTATTGCCGCTGAACCTCAACAATACCCCGACACAGGCGCCGGAGCCTTGGGACATTACAACCACTTATAGTTCTACCAACACTGTGATGGCTACGGATGGTTTCGTTTATGAAGCGACTTCTGCTTCCAGCAACATCGGGTTCAATCCAGCCAATGGGCTTAATCCAACTTACTGGACGAATACTGGCGCGCTTGGGGCCTGGACGGCTTCGCCTAATCTCTGGCCATCGGATATTCAGTGGGCTCCTATCATTGGCTGCACCATGAAGCTGCCTGTGATCCCTTATGCGCTCGGGCAAGGGCCGACGACAGGCGGCCAAGTCTATGGCCGCTACGTCTATCGGTTGCCGGCGAATTTCTTGCGCCGTGTCAATCCCGACCCGAAACGAGGACAGGTTTCGATCCTCGGGGCACCAACTGGCTACATGGAAGATGACTGGATGATCGAGGGGCAATTCCTGACGACTATGAACCCTGGTCCCATTGGGCTCCGCTTCGCTGGTGACATCATCAAGGTCCGTGATATGGATGATCTCTTCTGTGAGGGCTTGGCTTCGCGGCTGGCTTATGAGACGTGCGAGAAGATCACTGGAAGCACAGACAAGCAAAAACTTGCAATGCAGAACTACAGCATGGCAATGGCTGATGCGCGCCGGGTCAACTCAATTGAATTGAGCGCAGAAGAGCCTCCAGTTGACGATTACATATCGACGCGCCTATGAGCTTCAATCTTGCCCAATCAGATTTCCGTGGAGGTGAATGGTCCCCTAGCGCGCTCGGGAACTTCATGGACCCGAAGTACAAAACTTCGTTGTCTGTTTCCGTTAATGGCTATCCGATTACTCCCGGCGCCTGGATGCGCCGGCAAGGAACGATGCATGATGGCTTCACCCGGCGTGGTGGCCCCGGACGTGGTTTCACTTATGAGTTTGAAGATGCTACGCCATACACAGTGGAATTGACGAATGGCTATCTGCGGTTCTGGGCCTCAAATGGGGAAGGTCTTGTCTGGGCCACTACGAATGATAGTGTAAATGTCTCCGCGATCTCGACGGCTACCCCGGCTGAAGTTACTCTAGCAAATGAGCCTGTTGGAGATGCCCCGGCTGGCTCTCCTCCCCCACATGAATGGCCGACTGGATGTACGGTTTTCTTTTCCGGCCTCGGTGGAAACAATCCTCTCCTTCAGAACCGGGCCTTTATCTGGACAAATGTGGATGGAACACATGGCACCCTTACAGATGAATTGACTGGGGCTTCCATTGATGGATCAACACTTGGCTCTTTTGTTTCAGGAACACTCAATCGTATCCAGGAAGTGCCGGTGCCGATCATCGGCACCTTGGCTACGTTCAACAATGTCCGAAGTGTGCAGACGGAAGAAGCAGCAGTTTTATTAGGAGCAGGAGTGGCTCCGCAAGGATTGTATGTTGCTAATCCACTCGGGCCATATAATCAGTTTTCCTCCAATGCTGTCACGTTCTTGGATGGCCCCTATCTCGATCCGCCCGGTAATACTGCAGTTCCTTCCGCGGCCCCCGGAACCTATTTGGTTCCGAATGCGACTTCAGGGGCTATCCAACTTACTATTCAGTTTCAGCAATATGCTTCGACTACGACGTATCAAGAAGACGAATACGTCACTGCAAGTTCTGTTAACTATGTCAGTTTAGTCAATAACAACTTGGGAAATACTCCTTCGTCTTCCCCGAGTGATTGGGCTGCAGTCACTATCGCAACTGGAGCAATCAATGATGGGGCAGGCTTTACGGCCTTAGACATCGGCCGCTTGATCCGCCTACAATCGGAGCCCGCTTTCTGGGCCGCTGGCAGCACCTACGCAACAGGAGCAGTAGTTTCTTACAATCCGAACAATCTCCCTGGTCAGACGACCTACTGGACTTCACTGGTCAGTAGCAACACCGGAAACATCCCTGGCGTCGATATTATTCATTGGCAACTCATTCCTCCCGGTGCGACTGGTACCGGCTCTGCGGCTCCGTTCATTTGGACTTGGGGCCAGATTGTCTCTCTGCAAACGACCGTTCCGCCTGCGCCTTCTGGCATCGCCCAGATCGGGAATATGAGCAGCAATGGAGGTCTCTCTGCAGCCTTCAATGGCAACTCAGATCAGAACGCGGCATCTTCAGCAGCGAAGCTCGGTTCATTGACTACGATCAACTGGAATTCTAGCGCCAATTTCACTGGATGGGTTGGGCAGAATTATACCGGGGCTTCGCCAGCGGATTACGCGATTTCGTCTGTCACCATTACTCCGTCATCTGACCAAGGCTTTATTCAACTAGCACATAATTCAGCTTATGTCGATTTTAGCTTTGAACTCTACGCGGTCCTCTACGGAGCTAATTCTGCTCCAGCTAATGAGACAGCGGGAACTGTTTTGGGTTCAACAGTTATTCAGAGTGGCTCATTAGGCCCTGGCAGCATCACGCCTACTTATTATTATAACTTGGGAACCTCACCAGCCACTATCGTTTCTGGGGACACTTCCACGGCCTATGGCTATGTCTGGGTGCGGTTGATCCTTATTGTAAATACAGGTAGTCCAGGAGGGCGCGTCCCCGCTAATGAGATAATGACTGTCAATCTCTATGTTGGCCAGATGGAGCTTGTTCTCGCCTCTGGTTCCGGTGTCACCGGCAACGGAGTGACGATAGAATTGATGGGACCGAATTTGCTCTACAGTCAACAAATTCGATCCTGGCGGCTCGGCCTCTTCTCAGGCGAAACCGGCTATCCGACCTGTGGCACCTACAGCGATGGGCGTATTTGGCTTGCTGGTGTCTTGGGCAACCACTTCGATACGAGTTGTTCCAACGGGATTGAAGTCAATAGCTCCGGGGTCACAATCAATATGGCCCCGACTGACCCTTATGGAAATGTGCTCGCCTCAAACGCGATTTCAGAGACCTTCAATACTCCCGGCGCCAATCCGATCTTCTGGATGGAACCAGATCAGCAAGGCATCCTCTGCGGCACCCAAGCTGGTGAGCATCTCGTCTATGCGCCGGCTGCAGGAGGCTTTGCACCAAACAATATCGCAGAGAAGCGAGTCACTAAAATCCGCTGCGCTCCGATCCTTCCTGCCCGTTGCGAGCACACGGTTGCTTTCGTGCAGACCCATACTCGAACGCTTGTGGAATTCTTCCCGGATGTCTTCTCGGGAAAATTCACTGCTCCGCATCTCTCGGAGAAGTGGGATCACCTCACGGTTTCCGGGATCGCGGAAATCGCCTATCAGCAAGAGTTGGCTCCAATTATTTGGGCACGCACGAATGCTGGAGCCCTTATCGGGGCTACCTATAAGCGGGATACTTTGATGACGAGCCAAGGTCCCACATTCATTGGAGCCCATCATCATCCGCTTGGGTCCGGGAATTCTGTAGTCAGCATTTGCACTGGACCGAGTGAAGGGGGAACTCTCGATGCTCTGAGCATGGTGACGTTCGATGGCGCCTACTATCACGTCGAGACCTTGACGGATATGTTCGAGGATGCAGATACAATCAGCCAAGCTTGGTTCCTCGATAACGCTATTGTCCCCTCCAGCTATTCGCTCGGCTATACTCTTGGAGGTGCCAATGCCGTGGTCATCAACGGCCTCTGGCATCTGAATGGAAAGACGGTGACAGTCTTCGCTGGCACTCTCGATTGTGGAGATTGGCCGGTGTCGAATGGCAGCGTGACGGTGCCGGTCTATCCGAATAGCGCTCAAGCCAATACGGCATTCACCGAGGCTTTCGTCTCGGCTTACAGTGGGGCGATGCCGATCATCGTTGGCTTCACCTATACCAGTCAAGGACAATTGCATCGTCCAATTGAGCCCCAAGAGACTGGATCACCTATCGGGCCTACTCTCGGCCAGAGGCGGACGGTGAAGCGCTTTGCCGCTTATATGGTGAATACTCAGGGTATCTCCTTCGGGACTTCGTTCAGCAATCTCCATGCCTTTACTTTCAAGTCGAATGGGAATATACCCTATGCGTCGAACCAACTCTTCACCGGGGTCGGATACCGGGATAGCTTGGCCGATAGCTGGAGCTACGATGGAATGATCTGTTGGCAAATCTCTCGTCCTTGGCCGGCGTGTATCGGCGCCATCGAGGGCGAGATCAACGGAGGACGTGATTGATGTCATACTTTGCAGGCGCAGCCGCCCCTCCCGGCTACTTCAACGCGAAAAGTTTCGGCTATGCCGGTACGGCGACCTCTGATTTATTTTCAGGTGTCTCTTCCTATTTGAGCGCTGGAATGCAGGCTAAGGGGCTGGAGACAGAAGCCACGGATTATACGCTGGCGGCTACACTTGCCGGCGAACAGATCAATCCAGTCACAACCAATATGCATGTTCAGGAATATCAGGAAGAGCGGAACCTCGCCATTGTTCAAGGACAGACAGAGGCCGGTGCCGCGGGTGGCGGCTTCACGACAGGAGGATCGACGCTCGACATCCTCAAAGCGAACGCTGCTCAAGGGGCCACGACCCAAGCCATTGCGGAAGTGAATGGTGAGAACCAGATCGCCGGGCTCCAGGAACAGCAGACCGCTTATACGAATATGGCTGCAGCAGCAACCAGTGCAGCTAAGACGGAAGAAGAGCTTGGAACTATCGGGCTCATAGGTGGAATTGCAGGAGCGGCGCTTAATGTAGCTGCTATATTTGCACCGGGGAAATAACATGGCACAAGGGAATATCCCGACTTATGATCCGTCTCTGGGCACGATACGGCCTGATGAGCGCGGCATAGAAGCTACGTCACAAGCGGCCAATCGGGTCAACCGTATCTATACAGAACTCGGTTCCAGCATCGAGCGCACTGGAGCACAGGCCGGGCGAGAGATCGGTGGAGGGGTCCGCGATCTGGGGCAAGCTGTTGAAGACAGCATGTATCATAAGGAACTCAGCCGCGGTGTCGCAGCGGAGGCTACCGCTTATGATACATTATCCCATGCCCTAGACACCACTCTTGAAAACGCGGACCCACATGATCACACTGTCGCAGCTCGCTTTATGCAAGGCCCTTTTCAAGAGACGATGGACAAATTCTCTAAAGGGTTTACGACTGAACGGGGAGTAGAATGGGCTCAGCGTCGTGTGGAAGCACTTACCAATCAATTCCAAGCTAAGGCCGCAGATGGTTTAGGCCGGCTCGCCGCAAAAGGGGCGGAAGTTGATTTAGATACGTTATCTAATCGAGGGTCGAATACCCTTATGCGTGATCCAGGTTCTCTGCCTTTCCTGCTGCGAAGCGTTGATGAGCAAACCAAAGCAATTCTAGCGTCCTATCCTAATCTGAAAGGAGAAGCCTTAGCGACCGCCAGCATAACGCTCCCGCAAAAGATGAAGGAGGGTTATGTTAAAGCTGCTGCCATTGGAGCCATCCAGCAATCGAGCGATCCTGAAGCGACTGCTCAGGCATACTCGGCCAAATATCCCGACTACATCAAGGGTGCTGAAGTGCAAACCCTGGCCAAAGTGGCAGCAAGCGAATTGCGGGCTGCGCGTGCCGATGCCAGATGGGAAGCGCAACAGCAGAAGGAAGCTCGGCAGGAGCAGCGTGATGCTGCGATGGATAAGCATATCACTGCCGCCTTCGATGATCCGAAGAATTTCAATCTGCGAGAAGCGATGCATGATCCTGCACTTGCCGGCGACTGGCGAGGCAAAGAGAATTTGCATGCGCTTGTCGAACGGGAAAATAAGCCTGAGACAGAGGCCAAAGTTTCTCGGACGACATTTGCTGATCTCGGCACCAAGATCATTCAGGACCCAAAGAGCGTGACCATCGATGATCTTATGAAGGCGCGGACGAAGGAACCTGGAGAAGCTGGAGGTTTGACCAATGCGGACTTTAATGAACTTCGCAATTGGATTTTTGATCCGCAGATGGGCGATACAAAGTTGAGCCGGCTAAGGGGTGAAGCCGTGAAAGGTGTGATGCCGTTGATCGATCACTCGAACCCGATGATGGGCCATCTCGATCAGACCGGGCACTTGAACTATGCCAAGTTTCTCTATGCTGTGCATCAGGCAGAGGAGGAATACCGCAACACTCCTGGCAAGAACCCGGCCGATCTGTTCAATCCCAATAAGCCTGACTACATCGGCAACCCGAAATTCTATGCGCCCTTCCTCACTTCGATGGATCAATCGATCAATAGCTTCGCTACGGGATTAACCGGGGCCCCGCAGTATGGACCTGGAGGGAAGTGATGGCTGAAGATGATCTCAATCTCAGCGATATGGGAGGTGTGCCTCAAGCGTATCTCGACCGCTTGAAGGATGGAGATGCCTTCGGTCGAGCGCTCGATCAGGCCATGAAGGCTGCAGGCTCTCAGGCTATGAAAGACTTCGGTAAGCCCTCCGAGTGGGGCTTCTCGCCCGAAAACGAAGCTGCGGTCGAGAAATTCACGAGCCATTATCCTCTCGGCATCGGTGCCGTTCCTCACACGATCACTTCCTCCGCAGCTTGGGGCGCCGATGCAGTCAATCATATCCTGCAGGCCGGTGGAGGGCTCGCGGCCGGCTTTATCTCAGGCGCCACTTCCCGCGCCCAGGATGTCGAGAAGACTGCTAATGAGCTTGATCAAGCAGGACAGATCACCGGCATTCTCACTGGTATGCATATGCCAACAACTCTCAGAGCTTTTATGGGGCGTGTGGTCGAGCGCCCTGTTGGAGGCATCCCTGGAGATCGTGAGTTTGTCAATTCAACCCTGGCCATAGCCAGTAGGGATGGGACGCCGCGCCTTCCTCCGCAGGTGCTCGACAAGCTAGGGCGCCTCTGGAACGACTATGGCATCCATCCGGCTGAAGTGGCGACCGACATGCACAACAATCCTGTGCTCGCGCAAGAGATGCTTTCAGAGGGCTCCGATCTTCCTACACATTATTCTGGGCTTACTCAACAACAAGCTATCCCAGATTGGGAGCGATGGACTTCTGAAGCGCGGAATGTCATTACAACTCGGCGTCTTCCTAATGGAGAAGTTGTCCCCGCGGTAGGAGAGATTGGCTCTCATTTGGAAGAATTTGGGCGGCGGGCAGGTTTCAAATTCCAGATCGGGCCTTCTGCTTCTTCTCTTCGAGCTATAGAAGAAGGGAAAGAAGCAGGGCCTTCCTTTCATGCCACTCTTTATTCTACTGGACGACATGAGGCCCATGTTTATTTATCTGATAATCCTGACTATCAGATGCGAGAATGGGTGGGAGTAGGACGGTCTGAAACTCTTTATCATGAGGTCGGCCATGCTTTAGATTGGTTTGTTTTGGGTGGAGGGAAAGGTTCTTATCTTTCAACATCAATTGATCTAAAAAAGAATTTAGATGGGAAATTATGGGAGGAGATGCAAGAAGCTCAAAATCGTTGGGCTCCAAAATTAAAAGAAAAATATCCTGACTATAAGGCGAAGCCTCAAGAGATGATGGCTGATGCTATCGGTGCATGGCTCTCCAATCCTGAAATCAGGAAGGATATGCCGATCTTCACCAAGCAATTCGGCAAGAAGCTCAATCCTTATCTGGACATTGTGAACCAGACTTTGCCGACGATGAAGGAAGGCAAATGGGTTCCTCCACATGAAGAAGCTCCGAAGACTGGTCCTGCTTCGCTCAAAGGGATCGGAGGTGGTGGAGGGTTGCCGCCAGATATTCCGCGCTGGTGGGAGCCCCATTTCGGAGAGGAGCCGCCGCGTCCTTGGAAAGCTATCGAGGATAAGTCTCCTGCTTTGGCCGATGCACACGATTATCTGCGCGAGAAGATCAGCCGCAACGAAAGCACACCGACGCCGCGGTGGAGCTTCAATGACTTCTATACCAACTTCATGGACAAGTTCACTCCAGCACGCAAAGCGGTTGAGGACGCCGCAATCAAGCCGTCGCTCGCGGCTGAAGACCCCTACAAGATGCTTCGCCTCTTTGCGGATTGGGCCGGCAAAGCACACAACTGGCTTCGCAACGAGCAATTTGGTTTCCACTCCTATGCCAAGATCGGTGATAGTTTGGAGACGATCCTGAAGCCAGTGAATGACGATCTGGAGCGGTTCACACATTTCGTCGTGGCTGCTCGCGCGCTCGAACTGGAGAAGCGCGGCATCAATACTGGCCTCGATACTTCGATCCTGATGCATCTCGGCAATGGCCAATACATCAGCAAGTACGGTTCCGTGATGGAGAACTTGGTCAAGTATCAAAACAATCTTAGCGCCTATCTGCGGGACAGCGGGGTTCTCAGCGAGAAGGCTTACCGGCAAATGCTGGAGGCCAACAAACTCTATGTGCCCTTCCATCGCGTTCTCGAAGACCCCAACTTCTTCGATCATGCCGGCATCGGCCGCAACAATCTCCAGGCTTGGAACCCGATCAAGAGCATCAAGGGCGCCGATCTCCGCATCATCGATCCGGTTGAGAGCGTGGTCAAGAACACTTACCTTCTGCATGCGCTCGCTGCGAAGAACGAAGTTGGCAATAAGCTCATCAATCTGCTGGAGCAAGGCGGTGCCCTGGAGAAAGAGATCGGCACTACAGTTCTCCCGGCCGGCGATGTGAAAGGCGCCCAGAAGCTCCTCGCGGCTCCGAAGGGTATGGATGATTTAACCGAAGCCTTGGCCGGCGCCTCACAGCTTGGCGGCAAAGATACAATCTCCGTCTATCGCAATGGCATCCGCACCACCTATCGCGTCGGTGACGATCTGGCCTCGATGATGAAGGGGCTCGACCAGGATACGGCGACTTGGATGACCAAATCGATGAGCAAGTTTGCTTCCTATCTTCGGGCCGGCGCCGTGCTCGATCCGGCCTTTCAGATGCGCCATCTGTTCCGTGATCTGATTTATGCAGTCGTCACTACAGCCAAGGGGGTCTTTACGCCAGTCAATATGGCGGATGGAATGATGAGCGCATTCCTGCAGGATAAGTCGTATTGGGAATGGCGCAAGGCTGGAGGCGGTCAACAGTCATTCGTGACCTTGAACCGCAACTATCTCCAGAACGATCTCCGCGACCTTACAGGGCAGACCGGGCTCTTTACCCGAAGCTGGAATGTCGTCATTGATCCGAATGCGTCCTATTTGCAGAAGGCCGGCGCAGTGCTCGGACTTCCCTTTCAGCCTATCAGCCGCTACATCATTCATCCACTCCAGCTTGGCACCGAAATCGCCACCTCTGCCAGTCATCTGGGAGCATTCAAGCGTTCCCTGCGGCAGCAGCTTCGTGAGAGCACTGCCAGTCAATTCTCGAACAATCGGTTCACTCCAAACCTTCCGGCACATTTGGGAGCGGAAGAAGGGGCGCCGATTTCAGGGCTACCGGCGAAAGGAGAATATGCGCTTGCGCCCGGCGTCAATCTGAAAGACGCAATCAAGACTGACAGCGTTGGCAAACGGCAACTGATCGAGGCAGGATGGGTCTCCCGCAACACTGCCGTCGATGCTGCACGCATCGGCGCCAAGATGAATGCTTGGAATTCGATTGCCGCCTTCTCGAACATCGCTCTCCAGGATAGTGATCGCATCGTGCGCGCTCTCGGCACCAATCCGATCAAGACAATCACCATGCTCGGCGCAACGATCACGCTGCCGTCGCTCGCTCTCTGGGCCATGAACAAAGACGATAGCCGCTATCAGGCGCTCCCGGCCTGGGAGAAAGATGCATTCTGGATCATCCCCACAGACCATTGGCAAGCGCCGTCGCAGATCGAGATGCAGAAGATCACCGCTGGCCAATCGGATCGGCCACAGGACCAATTCCGGGTGATCGATGGTAAGCTCATGGTGAACAATGGCACCATCTTCCGGGTGCCTAAGCCTTTCCAAGCCGGCGTCGTCTTCGGGTCGATCCCAGAGCGCTTGGCTGAACAGTTCTACCAGCATAACCCGAAAGCGATGGAGGGGCTCATCGGAGGCCTTATGACGGCGGCCGGCAGTCAGACCCTCCTTCCCAACGCCTTCGGCCCCGTCGTGAGCCAGATGAACAATCGGGATGCCTTCACCGGCAGAACCCTCATCCCTGGCTACGCCGAGAAATTCCTCCCAGAGTACCAGTTTACCCCCTACACCTCTGACACCGCCAAGACGGTCGGCCGGCTGATGTCGGCCTTCCCTGGGATGGAGAAGGCGGCTATGGGTGGGGGCTTTATGGGAGGGGTCGCGCATGCTCTTACGAGCCCCGCCCTGATCGACAATTACATCCGGGCCTGGACAGGCAACCTTGGGGAATATGCCCTACAGGCGGCTGATTATGGGCTCCGCAAGAGCGGTCTAAACGAGGCCGCAGGGGTCCAGGGCAGTGGCGAACGGCCGGAATGGAAGCTCTCCGATGTCCCAGTCGTGAGGGCCTTCGTGGCGCGGTATCCTGGTGCCACTAGCCAGAATGTAGAGGATTTCTACTCGGACTACTTCAAGGCGAAATCGTACCATGACACCTTGAACGGCGAAGCGAATGCTGGTAACGTCCAGGCCATTAAGGAGATAACCGCGAGTGGCGAGAATGAGCGCTTTGAAGCCCTCGATGGCCTCTACAAATCTCTCTCTAACCAACTGAAGATGGTCCGGTGGATCGATCAGAACCCGAAGGTCGCAGCGTATGAGAAACGTCAACTCATCGATCAGCTTTATTTCGGCGTCTTACGGACAGCCGATCAAGGCGCCGCGATCCTGAAGCAGATGAAGAAATGAGGATGCTATGCCCGGTGAAGCTCCAGTTCCGATCTCCAATTTCGAGATGTCCGACATCCGGCAAGCCCTCTCCCGTTTGGAGAATACGAGTGGCCGCCTAGAGGGATTGCTGGAGGGGTTCAAGACAACTCTCGCAACTATCACAGAAGACAATATGAATTGCGAGAGGAGCCGAAAAGACTTGGATACCCGCATGCGGCGCCTAGAAATCAATCAGGGGAAATTGGCCGGCGCCGCGGCTATCGTAGGAACAATCGCCGGCTGGATCAGTTACCACGTTTGGCCGTTCTCACCCCATTAAGGCTTACAGCCCTTTGGCATCTGGATATTGTATTTCTTCTCCAACACCTTCTGAAGGTGCGCGAGTGCCCGCCATGCAAGCTGCGCCGCCACTGTCTCTTTCGTCAGGTCGTCGGTCTCGAAGCGCTCCAGAAGATGCCGGCCAATAGCATCCTCCTCGTCAGCGCTCTTGCTGCGAGCCCAATGCAGTGGCTCACCAGGATTGTGTTTCTTGTTCCCGCAGTAAGAGACATGAGCGACGGCCAATAGAGCATCCCGGAAATAATCGAAGCAGCCGGTCGTGATTGGATATTCCTTGCGCTTGGCGCTGCTCATGCCTTCGAGGAGTGACTGAAGAGGCAAACGAGGATCAGCGAAGGGATTACCAAATTCAGTTCTTGCTTCAACATCCTCGCCCAGATACATGCTCATCGAACATACTCCTCTCCCAGATGAATGACACTTAGCCTGAGAGCTCGCGCGAGCGCAAGTTCCGCATTTGCTCCAGACGATTGCTCCCACCCTGGCAATAAGGCGATGCCATCCGCGTGCAGAGCTATGTACTGAGTATCCGCGGCCAGGGCTTCCCGCAGAGAGAAGCCAACATCTTGCTCTGCCATCTTCTCATCGCCCGTTGGATTGTCCTCCAGGCGAGTGCTATGGATCGAGCGGTCGCGCTCGGCCGGCGAGAAAACATTGAAGCCTTGCTCCCGGAGCTTGGCAGCAGCATAATCGAACGCAGGGAAATTGAACTGCGGAATTCCCCGCATTGGTCCGGCAAGATAGATTTTCATCGATCCCTCCCATGAATGTAGCTGGTCAATTGGTCGATCTCGTAATATGCCTGCTTGATCTCCTCCAACATCTTCTGGAAAACGAGCCGGCAATTGGTGCAATCTAGCGGAGCCTTGGCAAGTTCCTTCTCGATCTCCTCGATCCGCTTTCCGTTCATCAGTCCCTCCTATCGTTCCAAGTGACCCAATCCGTAGCCTTCGGCCGCGGCAGCTTGTCGAGATACATCGGCCATTGGCAAGTGACGCCATACCGGGGATGTGTGAACCAAAGCGCTTGCGTCGGCCGGCTATAGGGAACCCGCAGCGTGATATGAGCGAACTCGTTGTAGCCCACGACGCAGCCATTGACAATGACATGCGCCGCCTCGGAGCGAGGCAGATAGGTATGATAATGCCCAATGAGCAGCGTGTCGAAGTCTCGGCCGATCTGCTTCTGCTGGTTGCCCACCTTCATGGTACCGCGGGCAATCGGCCCGAGAGCCCCGATGATGCCGTCGCCGCCTTTGACGCCCAGATCGTCGCCATGCGTGAGCAGATAGCGGTGCCCCTGCACAGTGAAATAGGCATCAGTCTCTTCCGGGATGAAGAACTGTACCCGTTTGTCGTTCTTGAAATAGAGTTCGAGTTGACAATAGAGGTTCCACTCGTAGCTCGTATAGACCCGGTTCTTCGCTCGCTTCTTCAGCGTCTCTCGGCCATGATTGCCGACGACGCACGGAAGAAAGACACGGCCGAACTTGTCTGCAAGGAGGGTGATCGCGGCAATCAAATGCTCCTGAAGTTCGAGGAGGGCAAGCTGCACTGGCCCATCATTGGTCTCTCGAAGCTCGTCGTGGATATTGCCAGTGATCATGTCGCCACCGAAGGCGAGCACGAGACCGGGGTAGTCCGTGTTGACCATGTGATTGTAGGACAGGTCGAGAAGGACTTCCGCCCAGGAATGCAGTCGGCGCTTACCGACAGGGCGATTGAAGATGTTAACCCCGCCGACTTGGTTGCGATCAACTCGTTCGCCCATATGGACATCGCTTAGGATCGCACAGGGAACGCCGGAAGACTTAGGATCGCGGAGCCGACTAATCCAAACCGGAGGCTCGGCTGTTGTCTCTTTCAGATCATAAATTTCCCGGCGTATCTTCGCAGCAGCATCATTGTCACGCTGAATAAGCTTGATCTCGCGCTCGACCAGAGTGAGCCGCGCCTGCTTCTGGCGAATGATTTCTTCGGCATCTCTCAGCCGGTCTTTATCTGTTTTCGTCGGCGCCATCGAGTAGCCCTTTCTATTCCTTTGGGGGAAGTAGCGTAACAATGATCTCGTTCAACTCGCTTTGGTGTTCCTTGATCGCGCTGGTAGCGCTCGCGTCCCTTTGGGCTTTTGTTGTAACGAGTGTCCTTGGTCTCCATACCAAATATCCCTCAGAATGAGAAGCCGGATCAAGTCTTCCATAGGGAGGATTGCCATCCATCCATGATTGTTCCTCCTATGAGCAACAACGTGTAACTTGCCCGGACCAGCATCTCGGATGCATTGAGCCAGCCAGTCATAAGGATTTCCTCGTTGAGTTCGTTTAACCTCGAAATGTATGTCGGCCAAAGCATCGCATCGGACATCTGGGCTATCATTGCCTCCTGCATGTTGTTGACCGCGATGAGCTTCAAAACCGGCAGCAGTAAGATAGGCTGCAAATTCTCGTTCTCCAACACATCCCTTGTCACGGCTATTGATCCTCCGCTTTTTCATTCTACACCTCGAACGAATACCTTCTTGGGACGAAGATTGACAGTATCCCAAACTCGCTTGCCTGTCCAGCTATCAGTGCCTTTTCCAGCAACCCGCTTGCAAGTATATCCTTTAGTCACCCCAACCTCACTCCAGCCATCACGACGATATAGTTCTCCAGTACGAGGCAATTCTACAAGGGTCTCAAATCCCTCAACGGGAGAACCATATTCCAGCAACCATTCTTCCTGCATCATCCGACGCCAGAATGCAACTACTTTTGTTGCAAAGTTTCGGAAAGGATACTTATCTTCCCGAACTAAATGAAAGAAGGTGTTGTTGACTAAATTATTGAGTGGAATTTGGTGCCCAAAAAATTCTTCGCGGCCGGGGAGAAATCGAGTAGCAGAGCCAGCGGCTGTAGCCCCATAACATCTCTCTCCTACAAAAATCTTGTAGATCAATTGACGCCCGACAAATCCCTTCGGGGCAGAATAATGGTCCGCCATCCATAGTTTAAGTTGGGGATCAGATTTAGCTATGCGGACCAACGAGATCATTTGCGATACCGCTCCGCTTGCCAGATGTCCACGTTGATCGGCACTTGTATAGCACGAGCCCAGGGGTCCACGTCAAGCATTATCTGTTTGAATGCCTTCGGATCGGCCTTGCTAATCTCGGGTTCCGTGACGATCTCATCGTGGACCTCCAGCACAATCGGCATCCCATTCTGCTCGCACTTGATCATGGCCGCGGTCATCAGGTCCCGCTCCATACCCATGATCACGTTCTCTGTCAATTGCCCTCCGAAGGCGTCGATCCTGATCCAGCGGCCCTGCTTGGTGGCGCAGTAGCTAAACCCTGGCCGAATGTCATTCACATCCCAAGGCATCGGTCGGCGTGTCTTCTGTGGAAAAGCATACCACATCTTTCGGCCAGAGGGTAAGCGTGCAGAGAGCCAAATGTCTTCCATCTGATAGAGAACTCCGTAGGCTTCATGTGCTTTCCCGGACCAGACTGTATTGACTGCAGCATCCTGGAGCCCATACCAAACGAAGGGAACTTGCGGAGCCCATTCTTTGCGATAGGTGCGAACGACATTCTCGCAGAACTCTAGGGTTTGGTCTTTGCTGTATTTGCTCCAGAAGGTTTTAGCCCCCATCTGGAACCCAAGCCCGAGAACGGAGTTCTTCCCAATTCCGCGTTCCCAAGGGTCTTTGTGTTTGTCAATAGGTCTCTTAAAAATTCGTTCTGCCATGTCGCAATAGACATCGGCCCCGGAAGCCATGAGGGCTGTCTTGTCATGTTGGCCGGCAAGCGCGAGCACCAGACGAGCTTGTATGCCAGAGTAGTCCCCGGAAACATACTCGCATCCAGGGCGCGCAATAAGAGCATGACGAAGCCCTCCTACGACCGTCTCAATCGGCGGCCCGATTGTCTCAGCGATGAAGTCCGGGTCTTCCGACATGATCGCCCGGACGATCAATTCGTAATCGATCAGTTCGTCATCAGCCTTCAGCGTCGGCTTCGGGAAGTTATGGGGCTGAAGCAAACGACCAGCGGACCTACCCGGTCCAGTCCCATGATATTGGAGGGTTCCGCGGACGATCCCATCCGAACAGACACATTGAAGCATCCGGTCAAGCTTCTTGATTGAGGAGGCTCCGACGAGTTGCTTGATTTCCAGAGCACGAAAGCAGTCGTGCCCAATATGGCGCATATGGCTGTCAGCAGTGTCAGGAACGTAATCGCTAAGACTTTCATCTTCCTCTCCATCGATGCTCTTGCCCAGAACTTCCTTCACAGTCTCCTTGCGAAGATCGGGGAGGGAGACGCCATGCTCATCTAGCCATACTCGGACCTTGGCGACCTGCCCCGGCTTGAGCCCTCCGGTTAATGCGGCAAACTCTCGTAATAGCGGAGGAGACGCTTTATCCACGACTGCTTTGCAGGCTCGGATATAAGGGAGATCGAGCCGCATTCCGCGCTCATTGACACGTTGATTGAGTTGCCAAACCAGCCTCTCGCCTGGAGGAAGCCATCCAAGCCTCTCGTGAGCCTCGATCTCTGTAGCAACATCCTGATCGCAATAACGGTCGGATGCGTGAAGTGTTGCGGCTGATCGGTCATAGCTTCCATCCTTTCTAGCGTGAGACAGGGAGCGCATGATCTTGTTGCCCTCCATATCCTTTTGGTTCTTCAGTTTTAAGAGGGCAGCTAGGTCCTCCAAGTTCTGCGGCAGCACCTTCATTGCGGCGACCGCCTGGATGTCGTGCCAACGCTTATTCGGAATGTCTGGGAGCCCGAACTCAGGCATCATGATCCGGCGCCATATAGCTTTCTCAAATTGACAATTGAATGCGATCCAAATGATAGATGCGTCAAGGGCCAGAGATCGAAGTTCATCCAAGGGGTCTCCTGGATGCCATATAGTTCTGGGTCCAGTAAGGAAAGCTCCGTATCCGAAGCTAAGGATTTCTGTGGTGGGGTCTTCTGCATATCGCCAAGCTCCTACTTCCGCAACATCGACGGCCGAGAACGTCTCGAAGTCTCCGACGCGATATGAGAGCATTTAGCCTCTAAGATGTGCGGGGTCGAGGGAGGGACTATGCCACTAAGTTTTTGCCCCTCGACCCCTATCCCTTCCTATCGATCTCTGTCGCAACTCAGAAGGGAATTTCATCATCCATGCCGGCAGTCGGGTCCTCGTTGCTTACAGAGCCCTTATAGGACGCGAAAGCAATCGAGGGATCGACGCCACCCCCACGCCGGGTGCCTTTGCCGGTCACAACGACGGTCGAGAGATAGGCAGTGATGCCCGGCTTCGAGCCATCATTGATTGCGTCATAGGCTTTCAAGTTGAGTTCGACCAAGGCTTCCGCCCCGGTGAAGAACTTGCCCTTGAATGCCGTGATCGCGGCGCCTTCTAGCGCGGCCGAGACTTTGCCGTTCTGGATCACCGAAAGCTGCGGCTGATATTTGCTCGAAGCCTTCAGCACGATCTGGCCCTTGAGCCAGTCCAGCCGATCATTCGGCTGCTTGCCCTTCTTGGCGAGGTTCGCAAGATACTTCGCAACCGCGCGCTCGCCAGTCTGGTACGGCAGCATGAGGTTGCCACCCTTGATCGCGGCGCCGATGTCGAGCGTCGGCCACTTGGCCTTGATCAACGCGACGATGCGATCCTTGATGGGCTTCAGGTCTGGATGGTCCGGGGGCATAACGAACGTCGCCCCGTACTTCTCCTCGCCTTTGCCTTCGTACTTCTTGGGAGTGTGGAGGTTGCAGACCCCGATGACGACAGGGATCATGATGTGGACGATGCCACTGACTTCCGTATTCTCAGCCATTGATCTCTCCTTTGGCTTGCGTTGGACTTACGTTAGAAGCGGATAATTTAGCGCCAGTAGTCCTCATTGTCAAGAGCATTGACAAGAGCCACCGAAAAATCCATCGCCAGCTCTTGTGTTGCTAAAACGCGGTGATCCGCTGGGATAGGATGCTCGAATATTCCGCCATCACGTCGAATTGACGGTTCAAGCGCCCGCGCTCATCTTCGTGCAGCGTTTTGAAGGTCGGATTGGTATCGATAAAGGCTTTGAGCCGGTCGAGTTTTTCGTCCAACTCCTTTTTCTCGTCAACAACACGTTGCTGATGTGGCTGCATGGTCTTTCTCCTTTCCGCCGCGCGTTGCATTGCGACGGCGACTTGTGGGTTGTTACGTGGGATGATGGTCGGGCCTTTCTTCAACATCTAGTAGGTCTCAGCGTTTGTGTGTGGCAACCGGATAAGCATGGATCATAGTTAGGCCGACGCAGCGCCGGCAAAAGTCTCCTGCACCGTCTTCACGATTACGGCATGTCGCTTATCGTCCAGGCCGGCGACAGTGAAGCCTGCATCAGGCTTATAGGCAAGCTCCTTTGCAAGTTCCTTGCCTACCTGTCCCAATGCCTCAATCTGCGGCGGCGACTTGATCTCTGGCTTCGTATAGGCATCCTGGCCTAGCGCTGAGACAAGGCGGGTTACTGCGCCCTCCTTCCACACTCGATTGGCCTTCTGCTGCACGAGCTTCGTGAAGGGGACTGTGTGGCCAGAATTCAATCTGCGGAAGGTCTCCTCTTCCATCGCTTTGATGAACATCTTCACCGCTGGAATATATTGGTAGCTGCGTCCAAGAGCTTCATCAGAAAGGCTTCCCGCTTGCTTCGGGTCGGTTTGCATGGCGGCGCCGAATAGACTTTGCATGAGAGGACAGACCAATTTCGCGGGACAGAAGCGGCACCACTTCCCTGCATTAAGATCATGGTCAAGCTCGGTGCGATCCATAGCAGGTTTGAGGGTGTCAATGGCCCACGCGCGTATTTGATCAGCGTCCAGTTCCCACACTCGGATCGGGCCATCCCCATGAAACGCTCTAGGCTGGACGATGCCAAGTGAAACTCGATCAACGTCCGGGAGGTTTCGGAGGAGGCCCCAAGCGTAATACATAATTTGAGGGTTCCATTCGACATCGACCGCGATCCCTTCGCCATGCTTGTAATCTCGTACAAAAAGGCGTCGGCCAACGAGGTATCCCCAATCCGTAGTACCATAAAATTCGTGATGAAACTCGGGGGCATCGATCTTATGCTCGATGAACTCTCGACCATCTGGAAACTCCTCTTTGATCTGCCGGCACTCGTTGACATACATCAGCACGGCATCGTGCATATTCTGATCGAAGACATGGTAGCCGAATGTCTGCCCGACGAGTTCCCAAGGCTCTAGATGTTCCATGAGCGCTTTGCAAGCGGCTTCATGCGCCGCAGTGCCGAGAGTTCGATAGTCAGGATCATCTGTGCTATCGAACTTCAGTTCACGCAGCAGGGCTACACTGCCGGCGCAATTCATCCACCTCTCTGCGCCAGATGCGCCAAGAGGCGAATGTGCTGGTCTCTGCTCAGTTGCCATTGAACCCTCCAGAGTTCGCAGGAATTAAAAGGTTCCACCTACATCATAGTTTGGAGCGTCACCTCTAACGGTGGGTTTTCTAGCCGGATCTCACGGCATCCCTCTCCGTAAACCGCCCGTTCGTTATTCACTTCTTCAGCTTCGCAAGCTCCTCCAGGAACTCCTTGCGCTTCTCCTGTGGAATGTCCCGGACACCCTTCGGCGTCTGCACGAACTTCTCCCGGACAGCCTTGATGGCGGGACCGTTGCTGATCTCGGCCATTTTCTTGGTCACGGCGTCGAGGATTTCCTTGTCGCTAATCGGCTGCGGAGCCGCGGCGCCGGCAAGCAAGTCTTCGTCAGCATCCTTGTGCTGCGCCGCCTCTGCCGCCTCGTTGGCAGCTTCCGCAGTGCTCTCTGCGAGCGCGAGCGGGTCCTCGGCCGGGGTCTCCGGGGGCTTCTCAGCGGCCTTCGGGGGGCGCCCTGGGCTGCGCTTGGAGCCCGGCCGCTCTTCGTCCACGACCTTGGCGAGAGGATCAGCCTTGGGCTCCTCAACCTTGGGCTCGACCTTCGCCGGCTTGAGCCCGACAAGCTCCAAAGCCTTCGTCTGCGCCATGCTGGCGGCACCGTCGAGCAGGGCCTGAGCCTGGGCGCGGGTCTCATTCTCGGCCACCGCAAAGGTGACAGTCACCTCCGATTTCTTACTCTCGTATTGCGCCGGCTGAATTGTGCGGCCGAACGTGACACTACCTCCAGTGATATGTCCCATTGTCAGTCCTCCGTTGTAAGATGTACCAGCAAAACTAGAGCCCATAGAGCAAGACCAATGCAGACGACAGCAACCATCTTGCTCTCCAATTCAGCGAGCCGCTTGGACTATACCAAGTCAGCAGTGCGCTTTCTGCTGTTTTGTCCGATGTTATCGATCCTGAGTTTGCCGGTTAGTAATGCCGGGTACGCTCCAGACCGCACCGTATCCCCTCATGGGGTCAGCCCGCATGACATAGCCCTGATCAAAAGCTATGTCAAGCCTGTTTCTCTCGTATCTTTCGTCCAGGTCGAGACTTGTTGAAGTGAGTGAAATGCTTCACCACAACAGGGCGCTTTGCGCGCTTATGCGGCTCCGTCGTCTGCCCGACCTTCACTAGATAGCATTGACGCTGCATCAGCGGCCTCCAGGGATAATCAGCTTGTTAGGACTAGATCGGTTCGCAGTCTCGATGCACTTCTTACCAAACGCCAAAAGTTGCTCATTGTCAAGAAAGCCGCCAGCGGTCACTCCGGTATTGCCATCCCGGATTTCCAATCTGGCCCCGCTGGCAGTCGGGGTCACAGAGATAGCTCCTTCACTGGCAAACTTTCTGCTCGGGATGATCATACTGCATCTCCTAGATAAAGAATAAACGGCAGCCCACAAGGACAGCGCATTGCATCAATTTCTTTCATGATTGCATTTCCTCCAGCAAACACAATTGCCCATGGAACCCATAAAAGTAATCTCATGCTGCATCCTCCTGTCTGAAATCAAGGCTCTTATGGATCGTCTGGTTCTTGCGAAGTGCAGAACCCAACACCTTAGCGGCAATCGAATTAGGAGCTACGAAGATGTCACCTTGCACAGCCATCTTTTGCCCTCCCCGGTCGAGCCGGTCGAACGCCTGGATATTATTCCCTGGCACCCAATCCGGCTCCGCGATTAAGCCGTGGTTACATACTTCCTGAAGCCCATCGGTGCCAGTCCCCATCGAAAGAATGTTGCCTATAGCCAGATGGCAATTCGGATCATGGACAAATTTCTGCACCAGGGCATCCTTCTTGGCCGCTCCGGTCCTGCCGTCGATCCGCACGATGCCATGTTCATGAAGTTCGCGCTGGAGGATGTCGAGCACCTCGATATGCCAAGCGAACACTACGAGCTTCTCTTCGCCCTGTTCAAAGAGCATGTGAATGTAATCAGCGACCTGGGGCGCAAGCGCGATCCCCATAAGACGCCTGACAGTTGCAATCTCTCCTCCGAAGGTATCAATGTTGTCCTCGATTGTATCCGGGTCGATCTGGAGGAGGCTTTCAGCTTTGATTGCTTGCTTGATTGCATCGGTTTCCTCCACATAGATCAGATCGAACTCAGGCATCTTCAGTTGGCTCATGACCCCGCGGGGACCGCGCTTCATATGCCGGCACATGAAATTGGCTCTCAGCCTATTCTGAAGCTCTGCATGCCTTCCTGAGCGCTCGTCAATATGCCATTTTCGTCGGCCCTCATGATCGATAACTTCAAATCGTACGGAAGGATTAAATCGCTCCCTAAATTTTTCTTCAGACATCCAATCAATACTGTCCCAACACAAGCCGCGAGCAAGCGTGTAAGCTTCGCGTGGACGGTTGGGGAGAGGAGTGCCGGTAAGACCAAGGATGCTTTCGCAGCGTTCAGCAAGCGGAACAAATGCAGGAGATTTTCCTCCTCCGAAGATGGCGCGGGTCCTCTGTGTGTCGCTCTCTTTGAGATAGTGCGGCTCATCGATGATGCCGACATCGTACTCTCCTTGTGCTAAAGCCTTCCCGATTGCGGGCGTTCTCGCCAAATCGTAGGAAACGATAGTCCAGTTCGCGTGCGGGTGGACCCCATTGGCGCCCTTCAAGATCGGATAGATGATCGGCCGGGCCATCGTTGACCATTCCCGGATGCGCGTCTGCCACTGGAGCCTTATCTGCGCCGGGCAAATAACGAGAATACGCTTCGCCTGGATTTCATTCGCATAGCAAATCGCAGTCTCAGTCTTCCCCAACCCAGGCTGATCTCCCACAAGCGTATTGCGGCGCCGTAAGGCATACTCAATGTTTGCCTTCTGAAACGGCCAAAGCTCCTTGTCCGCGGGGCAAGCGATGTGAGCATTCGAGGTAGCCCTCCAGCTTTCGTTGATCTCGAAGAGGATCGGCGCCAGCTTCAGCAGCGCTGCATCGGTGGCGCACCCCTCAAAGGCTGCAGCAGCGAAAGGGTCTTTGGTGAAAAGGACTGCCTCCTTTTCGCTGGAGGCAGTATTTGAGAAATCAAGCCCATGCTCATTGATGAAAGCATGCAGAGGCCGATCTCGCGGGACCCGCAAGAAAAACGTGTCGCGCCTGCTGTTATAGTCGAGTTTCACGAAAGGTCCGCACTCTCGGCCGGCAAGCGGGTCCAAAAATGATTGTGTGTCGGCTCGCCCTTCTCCACGATCCGGTCGAAGCGGATTTTTGCATGCCGGCTCCCGCTGAAGTAATGCGCGTATCGCTTGTCGATTGCTCCCGGATCGTCGGGCGCATAGGTGATGGCAATCACTGTCACCGTCTTGCCCTTTGCCCGCGGATCAGAATTACGAAGCCGATCACCAACATTAACTGTTGCGCTCATTTGGTCCTCCAGATTTGTTTGCTGGCTCCCCTCCAGGGTTGCCAATCATCCAGTCTTGTAGTTCCGGGTCATCGAAAGGGCTCTCTTCTTCTAGTGTCCCTTGTCGAGTATGAGGAGGGCGCTTCCCGCTCTTTCGTACTCTAAATTTACGCATACCTTGACAAAGCTCCGGGAAGCGCCCATAAACCTTATGGTAATCCGAGAGGTTGGATTTGTCAAGCCCATCAGAACTGCACAAAGCAGCGCTAGAATACGTCGCACAAGGGTATCGGATCATTCCGATTGTGCCCGGCGCCAAGACGCCTATGCTGAAAGACTGGCGCAACTCGAAGCTCGACACTATAGAGAAGGTGGATGCTTGGTTCGCGCAGCATCCAGAAACTAATCTGGCCTTTGAGCCAGAGGACATGGGATATGCGATCATAGATGGAGACACCTATCATGAAAACTGCAACATCGATGTACTTCACCTCCCTGAGACTTATGAAGTTTCTACTCCGCGAGGAGGCACGCATTATTACTTTGTTGGAAGCGCCCCGACTACCGTGGGTGACGAGAATAAGCCTGAAAAGGGACTTGGCCCACATATCGACACTCGTGGCCGAGGAAGCTATGCGTTGTTACCCCCCTCCATCGTAGATGGGAAGCGCTATGAGATCAGAGCAAATAGAAGCATCGTTGCCCTCCCTGTGGAAATTGAAGCTCGACTGCAGGCGCGCGATCACCAGAGCAGCGATGTTGCTGAACTCGACCTACCGGGAAACGTGGCAAGAGGAATTGTTCGCTTACGCGATTGCGTCCGCGGAGAACGCTTGGCAAAGATCGGACATCGAGGACATGACACTTGTTACGAAATCGCTTGTGAACTTGTGCGAGATTTGGGCCTCTCCCCATACACTGCATTAGAGTTGATGCTGGAACACTGGTACCCTCATTGCACCCCTAACGACGATCCAGACTTCGTGAGAGAGCGTGTCTTATCGGCAGCGCGCAATGGCCAGAATGAGCCGGGCGCCTATGCCGTGGAGCCCCCTGAAGTGGCGTTCGCTGGTGCCAACCTCCCGGCACCCACTCAGGGGGCTCCTCCCTTGCGTTGGTTCATGAATGCGAAAGAACAGGCCGAACTCCCGGAACCCTCCTGGCTCATCAAGGATGTCCTCCCAGAGCGCAAGATCGTGATCCTGGTGGCGCCGAAAGGGCAATTCAAAACCTTCATGGCGCTAGAGATGTGCATGGCCATCGCTGCAGGCCAAGAGACGTTCGACACGATGCCGACGAGCAGCGGGCTGGTCTTCTACGGAGACCACGAGAGCACGCACGAGATCGCCAAGCTTCATCGGCCGGCTTGGCAAATTGTGCATGGTCTTGAGCCGAATGCGGAGACCGGGTTTTACCTCTCCAGGGAGGGACCACACAAGGCTATTGATGGTGAGATGGACAGCTTCGCGGATGAGTGTGCCGTTATATCCAAGCGCGAAAACCGCCCGGTCAAATTGATTGTGTTCGACACATACTCCGCGACTATGCTCGGTCTTGATGAGAATGACCCGAACGATGCAAATGGGTTCGTGCGCTATTGCCGCAGCCTTATACAGCAATTTGGTTGTACCGTGCTTGCGCTCGCCCACACTGGCAAAGAGCGGGAGCGGGGTGCCCGCGGCACCAGTGCATTGCCAGCGGGCGTTGATACCGTATTGGAAGTAGCGCGTGAGGAGGGCACTAACATAGTCAATCTTCGTGTCGTGCATCATCGGCATGCTCCTGAGAAAAAGGGCTCCTTCAAATTCGAGGGACGCCCGGTTGCTGGATCGTTGGTGTTCACGCTGCTTACTCCAGAAGAGACCAGTGCGCTAGAGATGTCATCTAACCCATATGAGCCCCGCAAAGTTGCCTTGGCATTGAGAGGGCTCGGCGCCGTCAACGATCAATGTGCGATCATGACGCGCGTACTGGCAATGTCGCTCCAGCCGCAAGAAGAGGGCGAGAGCCAAGAGCGCTATGACGCGCGCCTGGAGCTAACAGATCGAAGCCTGCGCCGGCTGGCGCGCGGAGCCCTCGACAAATTCACTTACGGGGAAGGGAAGCATCTCCGCTGGTGTCTTCCTCCTGGGGTAGCCCCTGATCCTGACGGCTTAGATTGAACCACATTCGATTAAAAGCGCGGCGCTCAGGGCTATCCCACGGCAGAGTATTAAACCAGTGCCAGAACGGAAGCGTTGCTATAGGACTGCGACCATAAAGCTCCCTCATAGCTCAAACTCATGCTGACAATTTGGACAACAAACTAGCTTAGGCTTCGGCCGTGTCCAGAGCCAAGGCGCAGCTTTGATGCCTCCTCGAATGCGGCGCACTGGCCCCCGCATACGACATTCGGGAAGGATTGCCGGCTTCCCATCGACGTTTGCCAGAAGGGCTTTGAATATCCGATCTCGGACATAGGAGCCTTCACCGCGGATTGCGCCGATAGGATAGAGCGCTTCGACAAGCTGCGTCGTGGTCACATAGCCAGTTTCCGATAGTTGGCTCAAATAGGTGCGTGCGCCGGCCTCGACTGCAGCATAAGCCTTGCGCCACGGCACCTCTTTGCCGCATGTCTTTTCCCACTCCAGAGGGGTCATCGCATGCTCCTCATGATTGCTGCCAACGTCTTCGGATCATCCTGATAGGGATAGAGAGCCAGATCGGGCGGCACCGTCAGCACGCTTTCGTGCTCAATGGTCTTGACATGCTTGTCGATTGCCCGATTGTATTCGATCCAGTTGTGGCCCATCTCGCGGACGCCATAGAACTCGGCGCGATTAGCGTACTCATGCGCGTCAGCATATTTGAAGCCCAGGCGCAGGACCAACATGGCCTCGAATAGTTCATGGCGCCACCAGAAGTCCGTGATGTTGCAGGGGCCGGTAGAGAGCCGCAGCACAAAGGGCATATGCCTATCGTAATAGATTGTCCCCATGTTGGTGCTGATGCCACCGAGATAGGGGATGTCATAGGCGTGCGACATCCCGGCCGGCTTCCGCAGATCGCGCAGCCACGGATGCTCACGGAGCACCTGGAGCCATCGGTCCTCCCCTATCAGATTGTTGTCGATGTCACCGCTAGACATTATTCCTCCACCGATTTTGCGCGCTTGTCTTCCTGTATCCAATCATTGAACCAAGCAAACAAAGCCTTGCGCTCATCGTCTGTCAGCTTGCAGCGATCAGCGCAGCGCCGCATGGCACCTTCAATCTGCTTCGTGGTCCCCACAAGCTGCTCGCGGATGGGCTCCCCAGGCGCCGTCTGAAACTTGGCTAGGACTTGTCCCGATGCCGTGATCTTGCAAGCATCTCCGAACCGCGGGAATATGCCGTCGAGGATTGGGCTCAGATCATCCCGCACACGACGATGCATAGACGTGAGAATGCAGAGGAGCGCAGTAGCTTGCCGGCGCTTCGCGTCCAGGAGACAGCGGACAAACCAGTGATCCATAGCGCTCTCGCCCGGCGCAAATTTTATTACTTTGTCGATGGGCATGAAGCCTCCATTTGCTTGGTGATGTCCGCGGGCTCTTCTATCACATAGAAGATTGTGGGCGCAAGCGTCCAAAGCGCAGCCCTGGCTTTCGGATGGGCGCCCTCCTCCGCTCGGATGCCGGCCCAGGCCACGACCTGTTCGCCCCTGACAGATAGGAGGCGCCCATTGGCCAGATGCAAGAGGAGAAGGCAAGCTAGGATTATTTTCACAGGCACAACTCCGCAAGCTGCAATTCCTGGAGCCGCGCCGACAATTCTGGCCGTGGTCGCCGCTCGATCTCGGCTTCCAGTTCCCGGATTTCTCGATCCAAGCGGCGCCGCTCGGCTGCAGTATCAGGATGACAGATGCGGCAAAGGAATTCCGGGAGCCCCTCCTTGTCGCTATGATCGTGCGGGCATATCATCGGATGACGCCTAGATATTCAAGCCCGATGATGAAAGCCGCGCACAAGGCTACGCCAGTAATGAGCCCAGAGACGAAAACATCAGTGAGCACCAAGGCAATCCCATGCGGCGTCTTGATGCGCGTGTCATGCTCGGCTTTGCTTAGGCGTATCCGCTCGGCTTCCGTCATCTGGCCCATCAGCGCACTCCTATGAGTAAATAGGATATAAACCCTACCGCAGTGATATAGGCAACTAGACCGACGAGGCGCCAGCGCACGCGATAATCCCTCATGCGGCATTCCGGCGATTTTCGATGGTAGCATTCCCAAGCTCGGAATGCATGATGGCATCCTCCTCCGGGAAAAGCTCAAAAGCCTTCCGCACGATTAGGCGCCACATCGTTGCAGTAGTCGCCACGCGATACGGTACAAGCTTGTCAAGCTCATATTTCTTAGAGAATGGATTGAGCCATGAGCCATCCACTGTCGGGCATTGCGTATAGCCACCCACGACCTGAGAGACATATTCGCGGAATTCCATGTGCCGCGCATAGCCGTTCGTCACTGGCAGCAAAATCTCGTAAAGCTTCATTTTCAGCCCTCCAAGGTTAGAAGGGGATTTCAGTACCATCCCCTAGACCACGACGATTCGCGCGGTCCTCCATTGCTTTCTTAGCTTGTGCGCCGCGTTGCTCTAGTGCCCGCTCGAACTCGGCTTCAAAACGAAGCGAAGTTCTCAGGTCGAGAGGCAATGTCTTGCCGACATTATGCGCCTCGTTTTGCAGCTTGTGCCGATATGCCCACATTACCTAATCTCCCATCCGGCGATCTTTGCCATGGCTATGAGGTGAGCCACAAGCGCAAGGCTTTCCTTGCCTAACTGTGTCCCCTTGCGTGTAGTTCTCCAATGCTTTTTAGCATCGGATATTGAAAAATAGCGACAGCCCGCACTAACGCGCAATCCTTCTAGAGTTTTGAACAGCAAAAAGCGATAGCCATCTGATCGTTGACCGCCAACTATTAGGTTCGCGTAGGTCAGGTTCGCGCCGCTCAGGCTCGCGCGGGTCAGGTTCGCGCCGCTCAGGCTCGCGCCGCTCAGGTTCGCGCCGCTCAGGCTCGCGCCGCTCAGGTTCGCGTAGGTCAGGCTCGCGCCGCTCAGGTCCGCGCAGGTCAGGTTCGCGCCGCTCAGGCTCGCGCGGGTCAGGTCCGCGTAGGTCAGGTCCGCGCGGGTCAGGTCCGCGCCGCTCAGGCTCGCGCCGCTCAGGCTCGCGCCGCTCAGGTCCGCGTAGGTCAGGTTCGCGCCGCTCAGGTTCGCGTAGGTCAGGCTCGCGCCGCTCAGGCTCGCGCCGCTCAGGCTCGCGCCGCTCAGGCTCGCGCGGGTCAGGCTCGCGCCGCTCAGGCTCGCGCGGATCAGGTTCACACCTTCCCATAAAACTTTGCCAGTATCTAATTGAATGATCTTCATGGCTCTAGTCCTCCAGGGTGCGGCGCATTGCATGGTGGCGCCGGAT